TTAACCTTACGAATTTGATAATCACTAGGGGTAGCCATCTTCTCTAACATCTTAATGGCCATAGAATGCCAAGTTTCTGATATAATAAATGGAGATGACTGGATATTAGTTCCTCTTGATATAGGTTCAGCTAAGGTATAAGCATAATCACCTAACTTTTCAGAGCTAAGGGTGTAATACTTCTTGGCTAACCTAGCAGTATTTACTACGTTTGATATAGTTAATAATAGAATTGGTATCCTTGCTTTTGCTGGTATAGTTCCACCACCAAAATACATATATTTTACATATGTTTCTACCGATTCTATTTTAAGTAATATTTCTGCTTTGTTTACATCATCGTAGTCAATAGGTGGAGTAACAAATGACCTAATATCATTTTCATTAATTACTAAAGGAGTGTAATCAGCTATAAGTCATCACCTCATCAAATAATTTATTTACTTTAATCCCATACAATTTCTCTATCCATATATTACATTTATTCCTATGTTCATCTATTGACACCCCATTATTCATAATATGGATTCTTTCTGGTAATGGAATTACAAACCAATTATTTATATGATGATAATGAACTTTAATATTTTTTGGAAACGGATTAACCATTAATTTTATCCACTTTAAATCTCTTTTTCTCTTAGCTTTACTTCTTTTTGAGCATTCATTATGGATATTCCTCCCATTTTCTGTTTCCAAATATCTTCTATCACTTTCTTTCTTATTATTCTTTCTCCATTCCTTAAGATATTTAAGTCTTTCTTCTCTATTATTCCAATAGTAATCTCTAGCTTTAGTTTTATAATATTCATGCCTTTGGTAATAAATATTCCTATTATTCATTCTTGCCTGTTCTATATTTCTTTCCCTTCTCTCTTTAGATTTTCTTTTATTACAGTTTTTGCAATAACTAGATACTCCTGTATAACGAGATTTATCTTTATAGAACATATCTTTTGAAAGAATTTGATTACAACACGAACATCTATAATCCGCCATATTTAATCACTAATCCTTGGATCTGCAATTCTTATATCAAAGGTCTTCTTAGATTTTATACTAGAATCTAACGGAAATGGAAATTGTTTTATCATATAGTTGCTATTATCCGTCTTTCCACCGCCTAATGTAGTATCATCTAATAAATCTAAGTCATCTAAAGTAGCATCAACATATTTAGTTCTATCTCTAAGAGCTTTTTCTCTCTTTTCCTGATACTCCTTAGTCAAGAAATACTGATCTCCTTTACCGTGTAGCAATTCTATTCCCCCTTGAGGCATTACATGAAATACAAATAGGTTGAACATCATCAATAGTATACTCATATCCATGTGGAGCTAATGAAATTGGTAATATATGATCTATAGTAAGATTATTAATGCCAACACATTTATTACAAACCAAACAATATCCATTAGTTTCTAATAATTTATTAATCCATTCCTGATTAGAAAACAAGTGTGATATATTTTTTAATCTATAACGTCGTTTTGCTTCAATTAATCTATGACTTATTTTACCATTTAAAGTTTGCCTAAATCTTTTTTGTCTTATTAAACCTCTCTCTCTTGAATGTTGTAGATTTTTCAATCTATATTCTGGAGAATATTTAGTAGAATATTTTTTATCAGGATTATTTAATCTCCACTGACTAGTATAAATATAATGACACCGTTTACAATGAGAGTAATATCCATCTTTAGTACTAGAATTTTTATAATAATTATCCATTGAATTTAACTCATTACATCTACTACAAACTTTTGAGTTCATTATATTTATATTCTCCTTTTCCTGTTAGCATTCTTATTCCTATTCTAATTTATATACATCGTAGAACTTAAGTATTTCTCTACATAATTCTTTTATTTCTAAAACAGATGTATTACTATTTTCAGAATCTATAATCCACTTAAGACCATCTGTCTTAATTATTATATTTCTCCACTGGTTTGTATTAGTTTCTTTCGCCATAAGATTTTCCATGTAATACCACTACTCTAACTAAAGTATAACGCTTCCACTATATACTGGTGTATATCCACCATACGAACCCGTTTGTACTTTAAACCAACCAACTACACTACCACTAGCGGTAACATTAAACAAAGGACCAGCACCATTTCCTGAGCCTGCTACACCATCATTTGGGACAATTAAAAAATGTCCGGTATCTAAAGTTGTATTTCCATCTAAAGTAATCCCTGACGATGCTTCCAACTCTACTGTTGGAGCAGTTACTTTGGCTGTAGTATCTGCGATCATATCTAATTGCCCGTCCGCGGACGAATAGACAGATAACCCATCATCTCTCCAATATAATTTGTTGGTTATTGTTAGTATAGGTAATTTTGCTCCTGGCATAATTTATTCCTCATTAATTATACATATAATACATACTAGAAAATAACAAGAAAGGAAGAAATGAATTCTCCCTCTTATGTATTATCACAATTCTATTTCTACTTGGTTAGTATTAGAACTCCAGATCCAGCTTGTATTGTTCCTACACCATATCTCATGGTACAGGCAATTCCTACAATATCGTGGATTGGATCGTCATACTCTTCAACCGTTAAATCCCTTCTCATAGCAAGATATGTATGAGCTGTTGAGTCCAAGATGACACCATTATAGTTATTGGCTGCATCTGTGCTACCCCATACGTGACCTGTATCACCAGTTGTTACTGATAATGTGTATGGTTTTAGACCCATAAATGTTGGGAGATTTCCACTGTTAAGTGTTTGTGCTTGACCTGCCCAAGAAGCATAGACAAGATTTGAGTCTTGTAATAAATATCCTTCAGCTGATGGGTGTGCAATAAACACATCTGGAATATAGTTATTTCCACCAACGTCTGCACGAGCTTTTGCAACATCTGACACTGCAACGTGTGTTCCACCTGGATCTACATCCGCAGTACCAGCTGTGGTATCTGTTAGGATTTCTAATAGAGAAACTCTATTAAGTTTGTTCTCCATACGAGCTCCAGCTTTTTTAAGCTCTAATTCTACAACATCAAAGAGTCCATCTTCAATAAGTTCATTTGTTATTAGTGGACGTGTTCCATATTTGTTTATTACAATATCTTCTTTGGTGTATTTTTGTGTGTCGATTGGTACTTTTGCTCCTTCAGCAACTTTCTCCGCGTATGTACCTATTTCTCCTTTAACTATCCTAACAGAATAAGAATCTGTCTTGATAATTGGGAGTATTTCTCTTAAACATTTCCAAGGCTCAGCACCTTCTGAGATTGTTTTATATACTTCCTCTTGGACAAGTGTTGTCGAAGTCGATGCATCAGATTGAAGCAATGCTTTGTATTCTTTGTCGTTAAATATTTTCTTGGTTGAAGGCTTATCAAGAATACGAGATCTTTCTGTATTTCCTGCATAGCCGAGTTCTAACAATTTAGTCAGTTTTGACATATTTCCTTTTTCCAAATTTATATAAACATTAAAACATACTTTTTACATTACGATACATAAAGATACTAATTAACCTATAATATCAGAATTGCCCCATTACCAGTTGAGTTAACTCCTTCAACAACAATTGCTTGTTCAGATGGAGCATATAACGCTAAGTTAGATAAATATCCTTCTGATATTAATCCTACCTTAGTACCTGCGCTTTGGGAACCTGATAACTTACAGTAAACTATATTACCTGGACCATAGATACAAATTACATCTCCATGGTCTACTGTAGCATTAGCTATACCTAATAGACGTGAAGTTGTATTATTAGGGACTTTAACTGAATTATCTCCTGCATATGTAACTCCTTGTCCTTTTATAATATTCCCTGAGGCTGTAAAATTATAACCTCCAACCCCAGGATAAACAAGGATATCTTTTGTTACTTGGGAAAATGTCATCCTAAACCAAAATTACTTTTGTTTTATAATTAGTAGTAGAAATAACGCCCTGTTCTACTACAAATGCCATTATCCTTTCAGTTCCTGCTCTTACATTTGTCATCACTCCATCAGTCCCTGCATACAATGCAGTTCCTGCAGAATGAGTTCCATTAGATGTGGTATATACTATATTTCCTGGACCAAACACTCCTATCTGAGCACCATGATTAGCGTTAATAGATGCTACTCCTATACCATCTTGAGATGTAGCCGTTGGAGTTACCGTTCCATTATTAATAATTCTTACTCCTTGTCCGGCAGAGATGTTACCACTAGCTTTAAATAAATAAGCAAACGTACCATCCTGAGTAATTATCCCTCCACTATCTAAGTCGTTTGTATCCCATGTCATCTTTTAGTCTCTTAAGATATTAATTTCTAGTACAGTAAAATTTGAACCATACCGTCAGTTGTACCTTGAGTTGTTAATGCTACTCCAACTGCGTTACCAGATGCACCAGTTACGTCCATGAATTCTCCATCGACTGCACCAGTTAATCTATCTCCAGCAGCTATACCAGTTCCAGATGCTCTACCCCATACTATATTACCTGGACCCCAAACAGCGACCATAGAACCTTTTGCTTCAGTTGTATCTGCTACACCTACAAAACCTTGTGCAGGAGAAGTATCTGTTGGGATAACCCATCTTAAATCAGTAGTTCCAGATACTTGAGAAGCTAAAACTTCTAATGCTTGTCCTGCTAAGATAGCACCTGAAGCTATAAAATTAAATGCTCCAGTTCCGTCTTGAGTACAAATATCTTCTGATGTTATTGCGGTAAATGCCATATTTAATTCACCCTCTTATATCACTTATTAAATTACAGTTTTACATATCCCTATAAAGAACACCAGTTCTTACAGGGTCTTTTATTAGTTCTAACCGTTCTTCTGTTTCGTCTTCATCTTCTTTCTCAACAACTACTTTCTTATCAGCTTCAGACTTCTCTATAACTTCAAGTCTTTTATTCAAAGAAACTATTTTCTCATCTTTAGATTCTATAGCAAGTTTTAATTTACCTATATCCTCTAGTTTAGAAAATTTACTAAGTAGTTCATCGACTGAATTCTTTAAGTCATCAAAATCTTTTTGAGATGGAGATGGTACGTCAACAGGTTTCTCTTCTGCCTTGATTGCTTTGTCTTCTTCTTCTATATCTTCTTCTTCGTCTTCAGTTTCTTCATCAGGTTCATCGATATAATCTGGTTTCCCTTCTGCTTTCTCTTCGATTGGCTCTGGTTTTTCTTCGATTGGCTCTGGTTTTTCTTCGTCCGGTTCTGCATTTTCTGTAATTTTAGGTTCTTCTTCTGGCATTTCTTCTTCAGGAGTTTCTGATTTCCCTTTTAGTTCTTCTATGACTCCTTTGAGAGCTTCTACTTCTCTAGAAAGAGATTCTATAGTATTTTCTATAGTTGGAGATTCTTCTGTAGATTCTTCTACCGTTTCGGTATTTGTCTCTTCTGATTCTTCTAGAATTTCTTCTTTTACCATTTTAGTAATTCCTTCTTTAGAACAGTCTTTACATACATCAACATTTTCTTTATCCATGTTGTCATCTTCTTTAATCATATTAGCCTTAGATATTATAACAAAACCTGATTTAACGTTCACAGGTTTACTGCAAACTGATATTTCAAATATATTAATCTTATCAATTACAGTTATACACTTACTTTCATCACATTCATCATGATCCAAAAGAACTTCAGCAGCGATAGAAAAACCATTCATCTCATGGTTTAATATCATATCCCATACTTCATCCGCAGTATTTAGATCTTGTCTAATTTTAGCAACTATAAATAATCCTTTTTCATCAACATGAGTTTTGAGATCTCCCCACTCAGATAATATTTGTCCTATCTGCATATTCTGATGAACTAACATTAGATTAGCATATTCTGAATCTTTAAGTAGGGTTTCTATACCACTCTTTAAAGTTTCTTCTGGTATTAGTTGTTCTTCCTGGTCTACTTCTATAACAGATGCATACCCAGCTATTATCCTTTCATTATTAGATTTCTCTAGTATCTGTATATCTCCCCTTAGATGAAAAGGAATTGTAGTTATGTGTACATTCTCTTTAGGGACTACTTTATGAACTGGTCTAATGACTAACTCATATTCCTTACTATTTAATATTTCATTTAAATTCATTTTATCCTAATCCATATATTATTAAAGCTGTACCCACAGCTACGATAATAGAAATGGTACCCGCTATTCCAGCTACTCTTATATTAGTATTAGCTATTTGTTTTCTAATGAGAGCTAATTCCTTTCTAACCTCAGCTGAAAATATCTTGTTGTCAAGTTTGGCTTCATCAACAACCTTATTGATGTTCTCTAATTTGTTTGTTACTTCACCACGCCATTCAGTTTGTTTCATCATGAACTTCTCGTAGTCTAGTGCCATTATTGCACCTCTGTCCACATTTCAACTACCGCTGATACTCCATTATATACTAAAGGCATACAAACTACTGTATATCTAATATCAGTTATTGGACTTTTTATATTATGTCTAACTACTATCTTCTTTGTTTCTATACATTCTTCTAGAGGACAATTATTTACTAGCCCACATTGGTCTCTGAGACCAACACAAACTTCATCAATATAGTCATCCGGATCCAAACCAAGTTCTTCTATTCTCTCTCTGGCTGCTTTATTAAGATACAATACTGTTTTGTCATTTCTAATTATTGATACATAAGTATTAACTGTATCAAAATATGACATCAATAATCCAAATAATGGTCCTGCATGAAGATTACCTTGTATCTCTTCAGCAAGCTCATATGTTAGTTCCTTTAATTTATTTAAATCTACCATATGAATCACCAATTATATTATGCTAACCAATCATAATCACAAGGTACCCATACGTTAGAGCTATAAACGTACAAGCAGCATGCTAGTGCTCCAGGTGAATCAACTTCTAATACTGAAGCCCCACTCTTTACTACTCTATTTACTCCAACATCAAGTGTGTCAGTTCTATTTCCTGATAAATTATACCCGAATAATCTAACTCCCATTTCCTAACCTAACCCTATTCTTATTTTACATCTATAAACATTATATTAATATTTCACTACCAGGAGAATCTTCTCTTGGTTCTTCATCAGTTCCACCTGATGGTTTTAGACTATCTAATAATGAACTTATATTATTAAGAGACACTAAGAGATCGTCATAAGATTTATTAGTTTCTGATATTGGACATATATAAGCTGATACTCCGTCAGCTAAATGTTTCATACCACCAGACCCAATACATTTTCCTGGAGGAAATTGTCTTAGCCTCCATTGGTTCTGAGTCTCTTCTACATCATTATATTTAAATTCATGAGACTTAGCCCAAGATACTGCTTGTTGTTTACCAAACATATCTTTTCTAAACCTTACTGATTGTATGTCAGAAGACTTAGATATACCTTCATACCCAGACGCATGAGCTGCTGCTCCTTGTTTATTAGCTTTGACTCTAGCTCTAGCCATAGATAACTTGTCTCCCTTTTTGTAATAATAATGCTTGCCTTTGGTTCCCCAAACACAATAGTAACCGTCTGAATCTTTATGTCCACAAGTTGTTGGAATTATCAATCACCTTCTCACTGGTAAAATAATTATGATGATTTCTAATAAACTTAAATATTTTATCACAATAATCACATTCTACATTAGATCCTGTTCTTGTGTACATAGGTACCTCAATTTCTGCATTACAATAAGGACATGGACCAATTCTCTCTAATCTTCTTAAATTAGGATTATTCATCCCCCAAGGATTACCACAAAGAAATCCTATAATTCCCATGTTGACCTCTTCTCTTGATAATATCTAACCCAATTATTTTCACCCCATTGAGTTTTGGAATGACATGATCTACATAATGATATTAGATTGTTTTCATTATTGTTCTGTTTATTGAAATCTATATGATGAACAGATAATCTATACCCTAATTTATCTTGGTTTGTCCCACACTCTTGACATGTGTAATCATCTCGTTTTCTTACTCTCTCTTTTAATTTATTGTTAAATTTAAGTCCATATGGTTCGAATGATATCCCACCCTTCCATGCTGGGTTACCTTTACCACTGAATAACTGACTCATATAATTTCTATGTCTACTATTTTGCCATAACTTCTTTGATGATTCTGATATTTTTAGTTTATGTTCTTTAGTAAATGTCTTACCACGACATGCTTCATGTGCCCTCTTTACAGATTCTATAACCGTACATAATTGACAATATGGAGTACATTTATCCATAATATGATCTATTGTTGTAGATGTAACCTCCCCACAATTAGAGCAAATATAGAAATATCTTCTTTTTCTTCCTTTATGTGGAAAATTATAAGCTTTTTCTGTATTTAATATCATGATATTTAATTACCTATATTTAGTCAGGTGTGTAATATGAGCACTCCAATGATCTAAAACTATCTTAGTTTCTTTTTGTAACCTGATATTATTTCCAAATATCATTCTACATTTGTAGAGTACTTTACCCCATAATTCATTACTAATATCGCTTACATGATCTCTTATATATACACATTGAGAATTATGACTCAAACAATCCACTATTACAAATTCAGATGTACTTATATTATCGACTTCAGGATAATATAGTTTTGTTTTAATATTCTTTTCCGGGTTAAGAAAGATTTCACATAAACTACATCCCTTGACTAGATTATGATCTAAATCGTAATTCTGGTTCATAATCGATATAGTCGTGTACTAACAGATCCATATGTTCTATTTAGTAAATCTGCAATATCATTACCTGGTATCTCTATAGACTTTAAATATAATAATGAAGAAATATCTGAGTCAGTCCATTTTCTTTTAATTTCTCCACACCATAACAATCCCTTGTTAGATAAACTATATTTTCTTTTTAAGTATAACCATCCACATTTGTTATATATCTGTCTTATAATATATTGTGCAACTACTCCTCTATATCTTAAATCATATACAGGTGAGTTTGATTTCTTTGTTAAAGAATAAGTTATATCCTTAAAATAATTTATTATTCCATTTAAAAACTTGTTGCAACCAGTAAAACATATTGTAGGGTAATCCGTATTAGAAAGATAAATACTTCCATCTCCATCAAAATATCCTCGGATAAAGTGTATTTTATATTTATTAGGAATTTTAGGAAAAGTTGCTATCAATGATTTTCTACATACCCCACCTAAATGTCTAATATCATCACAAATTTTCTTTCTTGCAATAGTTAATATATAACAATTATCTCTCTTAACTTTATATATAAGATGATTAGAACTCATAACACTTCTAATCTTATCTAAAATTTCATAATCTTTGGATGCAAATGATATTTTATTTTGTCTAGATAAGTTTCCGTCTGCATACCAAAATCCCAAAACATATGCCATTTCTACAGTCCATGTTTTAAAGAAATTCTCATTTATATTATATTTTATCATAAGTTAACCTTCTATATATCTAACCGGCTTTCCTTCTTTATTCTTTAGAATTAAGTAATTAGCAAGAACACAATTAGA